GATTTAGGCATATAGTATCACTCCCTCACAAAAAAATAAAAAAAATTGTATACCTTTGTAAAAATAATAATATAATAATATGAAAAACTCAAACTTCAGTGCACCACAACAAAATAACTTAGATAATTTGTTTCAGCGACTACAGATTAGTAGTACGAGTAATTCCTTTACTAAAAAGAAGAAACATTGGAAATTTGATGATACTATGCATGCTCAGAAAGATGTTCGTAATTTAGGTATGAATAATAATCCCGCAGTACATCCAGACTTCTCTGGGTTACAAAATTACTTTACAGAACCAACAGGTAGTGGTATGTCTGGGTATGGTGGAGGAATGCAAGATGCAACGTCTTCAAGAGGTGTAGGTGGAACTGGAGGAGGATCTGAAGATACTGAAGGTAATATGGATGCCAATGATCTACTTGGGTTGAATCCTTATTTATCTAAGAATGTTACATCTTTTAGAGATGGTGGTATGTTTGGTGAGTTTGCAAGACAATATGATAACGGAGGTGTTGTACCTCAACCACAACAACAGGTAATGCAGCAACAAGTTATGCAACAACCACAAGAAGCAATGTCTCAACAGCAAGAGTCATATGCAAAGCAAGCCACTGATATGTTGGCTTTAGCTCAGTTGGAAGCATTTGGAAAGAAGTTTGCTTCACAATTACCACAAGGACAATTACCACAAGCTAATCACGGAATGAAAATGAAAAAATACACACAAGGAGGAAGATTCTAATGGAAGAAATCGGACTAGAAGAGATGATAAAACTTCTCTCTAAGGAGAAAGGAGGTACATCTAAACAATATAATCAGCTAATGGACTACATCTCTTTTCATGAGACGGGTCCAGCTCAGAGAATGAGTAGAAGTGCTAAACAAAAAGGAGGAGGTCCTGGTAGAGGATTGTTTCAATTTGAAGTGGGAGATGGAATGGGAGGTAATACGGCTGTTAATAGAACTCATGCTTACTTAACGAGAAATAAAAAAGATATACCTGTCTGGTTAGATAAGATGTGGGATTCGAAAAAAAGTGCCGATGTTAGTAGTTTAAGTGATGAACAACAAAAAATGTTATTCTTAGGGTATCATAGAGAGCATCCTAAATCTAACTTTAGTGACGTATGGTCTGGTAAACAATCCACAAAGGATTTCTGGCTAAAGAATCACTGGGCTGGTTCAGGATCTTCTGATAAAGAAACAATACAAGCTAAGTCTGATTTATTTAATAAAAGTATGATAGCTAAAGATTCAGTTGACGCTATAAACTTAAGAAAGCAGGAGTTATTTCCTATACAGGACAAAGTTCCTTTTCAATCAGCATCTAATGATATTAATAATGTTCCTGATATAAATGGTATACTGAGTAAGATATTTGGAGCGCAAACATCATCTTTAATAAAATGAGAGAAGTAAACGGGGAGCAAGGCAGGGTGTATAGTATAGATGATAAATTCTTTTTAGAAAAGGTTTATGAAGATCTAGATGAGTTGATGGAAGACGAGAAGTTTATAAAATCTAAGTGCAGGAAGAATGGATTTAAGGTTTTAAACTCAGCATGGTGTATAAAGGATAACCCTACTTACCTTATAGATCAGTTATTCGAATCAGATTATAACTCTAAATTCATAAATCCTATTAATTTTTTATTTAAACTAACACTAAAATACAAATAATGTATTTATTAAAGCTAAACAGGAAAGGTGATATCTTTAAAGACGATGATGGCACCACGGGAGTACCTGAATTTCTTACACTCATTAAGAAAGAAAAATTCGGGCCTACGGCCCTCAAGTGGGTGGCCTTGGTCTGTGACTACGAAAGTCCTTATAGGCATTATATTGAAGACGAGAGAATCAAAGCTGTTTCCAAAGATCTTTATGATACATTTAATTGGAAGGGAGCTAAGGATGTATCTGTAATGGCTGCCTGTACAAAATACACTGAACTACAATTCGATCCATTAGATGAACAGCTTATAGCGTTTAATAATAAGATTAATCAATTTACAGTTCTTATTGATGGGATGCATTTAGACGAAGAGAATGCAGAACTACTACAGAAGCTAATGATTGGAGTGGAGAAGATATTAAAGACAAGACAATCTTTACTAGATGCTATTGATAGAAGAGGTGAGAGACAGAAAATAGTTGGTAATAAAGGGCTATCATTTTTAGAAAGAAGGAAGGAAATAAAAGAAATGTAATGGCAGAAAAGAAGAATAAACACGATTTACCCTATCTATTTAAGAGATATACCAAGTTTTATAAGATGGCTGACTTGAAAAGGTCTGATGAATATAATGACTTAGCCATTAAACTACATGGTGTAGACTTAAGAGATAAGTATCATGCTAAGCAAGAAAAAAGAGACAAAAAGAATGGACCATTTGGATTGGGAAAAACAAAGAGACTAAGATATGGGTAAGATAAAATTTGATCCTCAGAGATATCGTCCTATACCAAACGTGGGACATCCTGAATTAAATCCTGACTCTGTAGCTTATCAAGAGTATTGGGCTCAAGAGACTGATAGATGTATGAATGGTTTTAAACCTAAAGGGCTTAATAAGATTTCGGGTAAGTATTATTTCTACCTTAATTACTATATGATCTTAGGTAATGACGGAACGTCTGGTAATCGTAAGAACTTAATACATCCCTGGTACAGAACTATGGATCATGAGTATTTTGATACTATAGAACTATGTAAAGAGGAAGGAAAAGGCATGATTGTTATTAAAGCCAGAGATAAGGGATTCTCTTATATGAACTCTGGAGCTGTAGCACATGAATATACATTCTATCCTTTTAATGACGTTGGTGTAGCAGCAGGATTACAAGTTACAGCAGATGCATTCTTTGATAAGACTAGAAAAGGACTTAATGGTATACATCCAAACTTTAAACACTCAGTATTAAAAGACACTGATGGTATAATGAGATCTGGATATAAACAGAAGAATAAGGATGGTAAGTGGGAAGTAGGTGGTTATCAGTCTAATATCATATGTAGAACGATGGATAATCCAGAAGTCTTTAAAGGAGAGAGGGTTTCACTGATGATATTTGAAGAGGCTGGGGAGTTTAAGAAACTTAAGAACGCATATATGTCATCTAAAGCTTGCTTTATGGATGGTGATGTTCAATTTGGTGTACCTATTGTCGGTGGTACTGGTGGTGATATATCTAAAGCGTCTAAAGATTTTATGGATATGTATTATAGTCATGATGCTTATAATCTAATCCCTATGTTTATTCCAGCATCAAAAGCTTACTATGGATTCTTTGATATCAACACTGGAGTTGAAGACGAGAAGGGAGCTAGAGAAAAACTTATAACAGATAGAGAGAGCATACAGAAATCTGGAGATAACGAAGCGTATAACTTACATATACAGAATTACCCATTAACTGTAGAGGAAGCATTCCTAAATACACACTCAGCAAGATTTGATATAGCATTAATAAACGCACAGAGATCTAGGATACTTTCGAGTAAAGATAATAGAAGTCAAATACAAAGTGGATTCTTAGATTGGCAATTAGGAGAAGGAGATCCTGTAGTAACATGGAGACCTCATCCAACTGGTCCTTTTAAAATATTAGCTCATCCTGAGAAGGAATATAAGAATTTAGACATAGGTGGAATTGACTCTTATGACCAAGATCAAGCTGGAGCCTCAGATTCTTTGGGTAGTGCGATAATTTATCGTAGATTTGCAAACACAGATATGCCAAGTGATTACGTGGTTGCTGAATACACTGATAGACCTAAGAAGAAGGAAGATTTTTGGGATGGTTGTCTGAAATTAGCAGTGTACTATAACGCTAAGATGTTGGTGGAATATACAAAGATAGGTATTTTAGATTACTTTAAGCGTATGAATGCATTGAAGTACTTAAAGGAAAAACCAGAGTCCGCACATAACCCTGGAACGAAAACTAGAAATACATATGGTGTGCATATGAATAAGCAAGTGAAGGCATTGATGGAAGATTTAATAGATGATTACTTAAGAGAAGGCGTTCAAGATATATGGTTTATAGACTTGATAGATGAGCTTGCTAATTATGGATTACAAAATACGGATCGTGCTATGGCATTTGGTCTTTGTTTGATTCATAATATTGACAATTATAGAATGAAAGCATCTATAAAGGAGAAAGTAGAAGATATGGGATTTAAATATTATAAAATGGGGTACAATGGAACTCCGATAGAAATAAAATAAAACTATGGCTAAAAAATACACATCAATGCCTTCGATGGTAGTTGGAGACAAAGAAAAAAATGACGAATGGTGCGAGCAAGTTCTTGACGCTATAGTAAGTTATATGGGTACTGACGGAGGCACTTACGCCTCTTCAAGAGCTAAGGATATTAAAAACTATCAAGTATATAATGGATCAATAAACCAATCTGACTACAAGTACATTACAGAACAGTATGGTTTGACATATCCAGCTAGGTTAGTAAATTATCCTATCATTACACCTAAGATTGATCTATTAATTGGAGAAGAATTAAGAAGACCTATTGACATGAAAGTAACAACAGTGAATAAATCCGCTGTTATTAGAAAGCAAGACCATAAGGTAGGATTGATGATGAGATCATTACTTGATGAATTTCATACTGAGATGAAAGAAACAATGAAGATAGATGTCAAGGAACAAGGACAAGGACTTCCTGTACCTGAAGATATTGAAACTTATATGAAGTATAACTATCGCGAGATGATAGAAGAGACAACTCAGGACGGATTAGAATATATATCTAATAGATATAACCTAAGAGATGTATTTAAAGAAGGATTTAGAGATTTACTTGTAACTGCAAAGGAGTTCCATAAAGTAAGTATACAAAACGGAGATCCTTATGTAAGGAGAGTAGATCCTAGAAATATAATATTCGACACCTCTTCTCATTCAGATTACCTAGACGATTGTTCTTGGGTGGGTGAAGAAAGATGGCTTTCTGTTAATGAGATTAATGACGAATTTAAAGAAGGACTAACTACTGAGGATTTATTAGAGCTTGATAAGATGCGTAATATATATGCTGGTGGCGATATGAATAACTATAACTCTGGCTTTGAATGGGTGGATGCTGGTCAAGGTAAAGAAACTAGAATAAGAGTGGTAACTGCTGAGTGGAAATCATTAAGAAGTATTAAGTTTAAATTATCAGACAATAAGTATGATCCTGCAAGACCATTTAGAAAGATGGTTAAAGACACTTATAGAAAAAGAAAAGGTGATAAGATTGAAAACAAATGGGTGGATGATATTTGGGAGGCTACTAAAATAGGTGGTAAGATTCTAGTTAACGCTAGACGAAGAGATAATCAAGTGAGAAGCGTAGATGATCCAGGAAAAACTCCATTATCTTATGTAGGTTGTGTAAAAGGTAATACTACAGGTTCTCCTGCTTCTATTATCGACTTATTAGATAACGTACAAATGCTTTATAATATTGTTGTCTACCAAATAGAACTTGCTATGGCTCGTTCAGGTGGTAAGGCTGTAGTATATGATGTAGCTCAATTACCAACTAATGTAGGTATGGATATTCAACAAGTTCTTTATCACTTAAAGACAGACGGTATTATACCAATTAATTCTAAAGACGAGGGTAATCAAATGAGTTCGTTTAATCAATTCCAACAAATTGACTTTACTTTATCTCAATCTGTACAGCAATTAATTAACCTTAAGGTAATGTTAGAAGATATGGCTGGACAAATATCTGGCGTAACTAAACAAAGAGAAGGAGCTGTAGAGAAGTATGAGTATGTAGGTAATGTACAGAGAAGTGTAATGCAATCATCTACAATTACCGAAAGCTGGTTCTATTCTCATGCTGAAGTTAAGCAAAGAATCTTAGAAAGACTATGTAATCTTATGAAGGTTGCTTGGGCTGGAGGAAAGAAAGCTGGAATGATATTAGGTGATGGTGCTTATAAATTCTTAAACGTAATGCCAGACATTGCCTTACAAGACTTTGGTGTTTATGTAGGTGATAGTGGTAAGGACGATGCTATGAAGCAAGTTGTACAGCAATTATCTCAAGCTGCATTACAAGCTGGAAGTGTAGATCTATTAGGTGTTGTTAAGGTACTTAGAGCAGATACAATGACTGAAGCTGAGAAAGTATTAGAACAAGCTATGGATGAAATGAAAAAACAGCAAGATACTGCTATGGAACAGCAAATGCAACAACAACAAGCTGCTGCCGAACAGGAGAAAGCTAAATTTGAAGCTGAAGCTCAACTTAAACAAATGGATAACGAAGCTAAACTACAAGTTGCTCAAATTGCTGCAGAGTCTAGACTTGAGGTTGCTCAACTGCAAGCACAGGTAGATAGAGACCTTCATGACACTAAAGAGAGAAACGAAATGGATAAAAAAGCTGCTGATTATTATATAGACAGAAAAAACAGACAAGATGAGAAGGAACAAAAAGCTGTTGGACAGAAGCAATCAGATTCTAAAAAAGCTGGAACGTCCACAACGTCAGACGATTTAAAAAGAGCCGCACAGAAGTTATAATAAATAATTCGTATATTTGCAAATCAAGGGGAGTATTAATTTAAATAAAAAAAAATGTCAAAAGAAGAGTCGAAGTTAGTAGAAGAGGTTGTAGAGACAACTGAAACTACAGAGGTAAAAGATGAGTTTAATCCATTAGCATTTTCAGAAGATGTTTATGGTGAGCTCGGAACTACAACAGAAGCGTTAAATAAATCTGAAGAGTCAGAAGAAGTGGAAGGTACAGAAGCTGTAAACACTGAGGAAGATCAAGAAGAGGGCTGGGGTTGGGATTCTGAAAAGAAAGAAGGTGAAGAAGAGGATAAAAAAGAAGAAGAATACAACTGGGAAGATGAAGAAGAGTCTGAAACTGTAGAAGCTACAGAAAAAACAACTGATGGATTAAGCTGGAGTGATGTAGGTAGTGAATTAGGATTAGAGATAAACTCTAAAGAAGAGTTCTTAAAAACTATCAATGCTTATGCTGAGCAAATGCAACAGCAACAAGATCCTGTTAATAATCAGATCTCTGAATTAAGAAATTACTTATCCTTTAATGATAGAGATTTAGTAGCAGAAGAATTAAAGGCTGATGGTATAGAAGCTTCAGATATTGAAGATTCATTAGATAAGCTAGAAGATTCTGGTATGATGAAGATGAAAGCTAAGAGCATTAGAAGAGTTATAGGTAATTCTATAGATCAACAAACCACTCAAGCTAAGAATGAGAAAGAACAATCTCAAAAGACTCAACAGAAAGAAGCTACAGAAGCAAAGCAAAATTTAAAGAAAGAAATCAAGAACATGGATCAATTCATGGGAGGGAAAGTAACAAAGAAACAGAAGGAAGAAGTTTATCGCTACGCTACAGGTAGTATGATGAAGG